TTCCATTATTGCGAGCCTCTCGAACATCATAAGCAGCCGCAGGGTCGTTAGGGTCAATCTGTGAAATCGGTTGAAGTTGAGAACTTGGAACGCCTGTGTGTGCAATAGGAACCATCTCAACCGCCTTCAAGACTTCTTCAGGGTCAAAGCCAACTTGAACCAACTTGCTCACAATGTCGGCGCGTAGATTCAGGCCGACATCCTTAGCATCAGAGGCATCGATGTTCTGTAATGGAACACGGAACTGATCGCCTGCTTCGCCTATTGGTGCAAGGTCTTCGACAGAGCGAACATCGTTCAAAGATAAGAAACCTTCGCGTAGTCCTTTTGTGTAAGCATCATAGCGTTCAATTGTTGTGCCACGAAGCAGAGCATCAAGGTTGAACTTGATAAATCCATCAGGCTCAGGCAACAAATTAGAGAAGCTCTGTTCTAGGCGCTCAAGTAAAGGGCGCAAACTGTGTTGAACGAATGAAAGATTCTGCGCTTCAACAGATGCAAACGACATTGCGCCAGCAACAGGATGACCAAGAAGTGAGATAGGGCAACGGAATAATCTTGCGATTTCCTCGACCCCGAATCTCCGCGAGTCTAGGAGCTGCGCATCTTGGGCGTTTAATGTCAAAGGTTTGAAAATTGCTCCGCCTGAAAGAATGCCAATCTTGCCTGCGCGATAAGGGCCTGTGTGAGTTATGTTCCAATCACGGCTGATGTCTTGTGCTTGCTCTTGCGTAAGTTCGCCGGCAACTTCAATGACACCGCCAGGGTTGGCAGCGTTGCCAAAGTAAGCAGCAGCATAAGTTTCTGCTGCCATTGCGCCACCTATTGCAAGGCGACAAGCTGCGACAGGGCCTAGACCATAATACGATCCTGGAAGTCTAAACATTGGGATATGCAGAATTTCTCTGCCTGTAAGAATCTCAGTTCTGACTTCGCCTTCTTCACGAACTGTTATCTCATAGACCAAAGGCTCATTCGGCCCTAGTCTGCGAATGCGAACCTCATTTGGGTTCAAGCAATAAAGCTCAAAGACTTCATCGTTCTCATCGCGCACTGTCAGGATGTATGCGTTGCCGTGGAGATTGAGTGAGGCCAAGACCTGCTCAAAGAACTCAATGCGTGAGGCTTCAGGATTTGGTCTATTAACCCAAACAGGAGTTTCGCCATAAACGGCTGCGTAAGAAATGCGGTTGCGACCTCTGCGCACATAAGCGCCAAGAGGCAGTGATGAGATTGTGTCGCCAAGCAAACGAACACAAGCATAAACGGCTGACATTCTGATTGCAGAATCAGGTGTGACATCGACTCCTGACGGAGCCATAAAAGCAGGGCGACCAGGAATGATTGGTTCTACATATTGCGAATTTTGATTCTGTCGCTTCTCGCCTTGAACGCGAATGCGCTTTGATATTCCCATCAGTTAGCCTTCTCCGTTATCCAAACTAGAAATGACCCCAAGCAGACAAGAGCGAGAGGAACTGAGAACATTGCAAGACCTGTCGTGGCAATAGCTAACCCACCGACACCAACAAGCATTGACAAATCAAGTTTCTTCATATTGCCTCTCAGACTTGTATCGAAAAGAATTGAGCCACAGGTGGCTTCGGCGGTGGCGGTTGCGTTGCTCTGTCATAGCCAAAGATTGCCGCAACTGCGGCATCGACCTTGCGCCTTGCAGATGCCTTGGCCACCATCACACCTCGGCTTGATTGTTTTGTGACACAGTTTGCGATGTGTCTTGCAAGACCTTCATTGCCATCGTGAGTGAATGATTGGTTGATGACACCTTCATAGAATTTAGCTGTGGCAGGAACCATTCGCTCTGCTGAGTTGGGGTAAGCCAAAACAGGCAATCCCTCTTCATCGAGAACCATAAATGTTCGGTTCCATCTTGCGGGGTCGAAAACAATTTCCCGCACAGTAATTCTGTTATTTCGTGCAGTAGAGATAATGGCTTGTTCGACTTCTGCGACAGGAACAAACCAACCTTGCTCTGCATTATCAGGCTTCTCCCATAATCCAATGACCGAACAATGTGGTCGCTCTCCACCTAGATACCAAGCGATTAAAGCAGTTGAGTCATTTGAGAAAGAACCATCAAAGGCAAGGACTACATCTTCGCCAGGAATGTGTGGTCTGCCTTCGTAGATAAGAGCTTCCCACGATCCTTGCGGAAGCCAAGCAGTTGTAGTGCTGACAAATGTGTTGCATCTCTTGGTGCGAAACTCTGCTTCAGGTGTTCGCAATACCGCCGACTCAAAATCTTGAATGTCAACAATATCGCCAAGACCAGGATTTGCCTCTGCCCACACTTCAGGTTTTCTGTGGTCGGCATCGGCGGCTGTCGGCTCCCACCAAGCAAAGAAAAATGATGGGTCAACCTTTTCGCCTTTAACTAATTTTTGCCCATATTGATAGAGCGAGTAGCAGAGCGAGTCTTGACCTTGCGAGTCGCTTTTAACGCCCGCAGTTGTAATGCCGAAAAGTAAAGAATCCGCACGAGCGCCACCGGCAAGGGATAGCGTGTTCCATAAATCCCACGATGGTTGCGCGTGGACTTCGTCAAAGATAACAAGCGGTGAAGGGTTGAGTCCTTCTTTTGTGTAAGCCTCGGCAGAGAGGACACGATAAACACTCGCCTTTTCTTTGAACTCTATTGCATCGCGGTAGAGAGTGAACATTGATGAAAGTTCTTCATCTAGTTCAATCATTCGCTTTGCAGTTCCAAAGACGATTCGTGCTTGATCTCTATCTGCTGCGCAAGAATAAATCTCAGAGCCATTGCCACCAAGAGTCAGACCTGCAAGACCCATTGAAGCTGCAAGTGCGCTCTTGCCGTTCTTTCGGCCCATTCCAATAATCGCTGTCCTATGACGGAAGCGCCCATCTTCTCGGCGGGCAAGTGAATGACTTAGAAGTTCCTTTTGCCAATCTCTCAAGAGCAGAAGTTTTCCGGCAGGAGAAGCAACGGAATCTTTCGTGACTCGACAGACGGCCTCTGCGAATTTGGCGTAGATAGCGCCATCGCCCAAGTCTTGTTCTGACTGTGGCACGGGCGTTAGCCAACGCGGTGGCCAACTGTGATTGGTTTCTTTACTTTTTCTTTGAGCCATCGTGTTTTAGCAGAAGGTCTTGAATTTTACTTCGCGCCTGCACCTCTGCAACCCCCAGTTTAGTTCTATCAGTCGGACTCATTCCTAGAAGGCTGAGCATAGTCTGAAGCTGACCATCAAGGCTTCGAAGTGCGACACGATCTCGCCAATCGCCTGTGCCTCTTAAAACTTGAAGGCGAAGTTGAGTTCGCTCATCCATAGATTCACAAAGCAGAGTGACCATTTCCAAATCTGAATTAGAGCTAATCCAAGTCCGAGCCTGTTCCCAAATGCGATTCCATAACTTGATACCTTCAGGGCCTAGTGGCCTTGGCGGTGTGGGTGGCTCATCTGCCATTGGAAGTGCTATTAGCTTTGCTGTATTAGGCAAGGCTCTCTTGCCTGGATTGCCTAGTTTCCTTTTAACTTCATTTGGCTTAGGCGGATTCGGCATTCTGCACCAGCACTGCTTTCTCGCCCGTCAAATTTTCCCATCGCTTGATAATGACATCGCAATACTTGGGGTCAAGTTCAACTATTGATGCGCGCATTTGTAGTTTCTCAGCTGAAATTAATGTTGAACCTGATCCACCAAATGGGTCAAGAATCGTATCTCCAAGTTTTGCGGAATTTGAAACTAGCCTCATTATTAATTCAACTGGTTTCATTGTGGGATGTTCAGAATTCTTGCGAGGTCTAGCTTCTTTAATAATCGTTGTTGTTGTAGAAATTTTTTGTAAAATATCTACAAGAGTATCTTTGCTCATTTTAGTTATGTCTTTTTCAACCAATTCTTGAACTGTTGAATCACTGAAAGGCCCGTACCAACTGTGAGCTGCTCCTGGTTTCCAGCCGTAAATAATTGGTTCGTGTTGCCAATTATAATCTTGTCGACTTAAAGTAAAATTATCTTTGACCCAAATTAAAATTTGCTTCAGCATAAAACCTGATTCAATAAACTTTGCTCGGAATGAAACACTAGAACCGTCTGCATGGCAAACATAAATTGCTCCGCCATTTTTAATATTTTCAAACATTGCTTTATATGCTGCAGACAAGAAGTTTTCAAAATCTAAGGTGGTCATTGAATCATTTTCAATAGTTAATTTTTCTTTTGTGCCACCTTGATAATTGACATTGTAGGGTGGGTCAGTAAATATACAATCGGCAAGTTTACCTTCTAGCGCCTGATTCAGTATTTTTGATTGAGTTGAATCGCCACAAACTAATCTATGATTTCCTAATTTATATACATCACCTAGTTTTGTTTTTGGTTGATTAGGTGGCTCAGGTATCACATCTTCATTTAATTCTTTTGGTTGTTCTAATGCAAGTTTATTCACCAAATCCGCTACTGCTTCTTCAGACCAGCCAGCATCGCGCACATACTCTGGCATTACTGCGTGAACTTCCTCGATGAGATTAAGTAATGCCTGCTCATCGTAGCTGCCTAGCTCGGCGGTGCGGTTATCTGCAAGAGCATAGGCCTTGGCGGTCACATCATCATCGCCGACAAAGGCAACTGCTATTTCAGTCCAACCAAGTTTCTTGGCGGCTTGCCAGGTGTGATTGCCAGCAATGATTGTGCCATCATCTTTGCGCACAACGATTGGCTTGCGTTGTCCAAAGGACTTGAGCGAACGCGCAACAGCATCCACATCTCCCTGCCGTGGATTGCCTGGCAACCCCTGCAAAGAATCAATTGGCACTGCCAAAGATTTCAGGCTGTCAATAATCATTTGTTCCCCCTTGTTGCTTTTTTACTGAAAAGTTCTAAACTGCGGAGATGCGTAGAACGG